ATGACTGACTATACAGATGTCCGTGCGGTGACCCTCGCCGCGCGCGACGTGGGGTGGCATGTCCACTTGGAGCATTCTGCGATCCTAACGATTAGGGATGAACGCCGCGGCTCACAGAAGTTCCCAGCGTGGTATTTCAAGACTGAAGAAGCGGGTGCCGCTTCTGAAGAGGACATCGCCAACTTCTACATGACAGGCAAGAGGGTGCCGGCTGCGGGCCACTAACTCGCAGCCCTCAGCCGCGCGCGCCTCTCCCGAGCTTATCCCGAACCTAGCCTCTGAGCCGGTTTTCTGTCCCGTCGAAAACTGTCCGCCGCACACCTTCCCCTCTGTCGCGCAGAGCTACGCGCCACCAGCCAGCTCGATCACGCGCCGCTTCGACAGGTTGCGGTTGAACCGCCGCCGGTTGAGCTTCAGCGAGATGACGCAGAGCCCGTAGAGCCAGTGCTGGTGGGCGGCCGAGCGCTGCAGTCCGGCCGTCCAGCAAATGGTCTTCCACCGCTCGCCATGCGCGCGCATCCAGACGATCTTGCCGTCGACGGGATCGAGGCAGGCGGTCCAGGTAAGCGTCTCCTCCATCCGGCTGATCGCCTGCGGCGAGGGCAGCACGCGCATGGGCTTCGGCTCCTGGCCCACCTTGTCGGCGAAGCTGTGGATGATCTCGGGCCACGTGCTGAAGTAGCCCTGCCGTCTCGGCTCGGGCAGGCGTTTGAGCACGAAGGCCGCCTCAGCGAGACGGGCCTCGACGAGGGACGGGGTCCACTTATCCATGGCGCCCTCCCTCGTCGGAGGGGCGCGGCCCGTAGAGCTTTTCACCCAGCTGTCGGACGAGTTCCCGCTCCGGCCAGGTCAGACGCGCGTCCTCGAGCGAGACGGCGAGCAGACCCTGCTCGCGCCAGCCGTCGCGCTTCACCTGGTCGGGATCCCGGCGCTGGCCGCCGTAGCCCTTGGGATGCCACCTCATGCGACACCCCCGTTCGTCTCGATCGCCCAGAGCAGAAGCGCGATGGCGTCCGCCTCATTGTCGTCGGCGGGGCTGAAGCCTCGGGCCCGCGCGGACGCGATCATCGCCTCCTTCGGCGCGTTGCCCTTGCCGGTGGCGTGACGCTTGATCGTGCCGACGGGAACGCCGGCATAGGGCACGCCCCGCAACTCCGCCCATGCCGTCAGCGTGGCCATGAGCCCGCCATAGACATGCGCGGCGTCAGTTCCGGCGTGGCGGCGCACCTCCTCGAACCAGATGGCGGCAATCGGCCCCGACAGGCGGTCCATCTCGGTGAGCCAGTTGGTGAAGCGCAGATAGCGCATGCCGCCACCGTCATAGCGGCCGGGCCTGAAGCTCGCGGTCCCGCTGGTGATCAGCCCCTCGGCCGAGCGCAACGCCCAGCCGGTTCTGGTGCCGAGATCCAGCGCGAGAATGCAGCGGTTGGGAGTGCCGGCAGCCGTGAGAGGCGCCGGGGCGATATGTGGGGAGCGGTCCATGACGACCTCCTCTTCGAGTGAGAGGCCGAGGCGGCACGGCTGCACGGGTCGAGCGGCAGCACGCGCGCCCGGGCCAGGATCGCGAGGTCTGGTCAGGGTCACGTTGTCGATGCCGGGAGCGCCCGGCGCTTCCTTCAATGGCTTCACCCCGCCCGCTTGAAGGAACTGGGGCCGCAAGCCATTGGCAGAATGAGGATAAATCTCTTCTTTCAATATTTCAGTTTCTTCATGGGGTATGTGTCTGGCCTCCATCCCCAACCACGCGCGCGAGGGTCTCTGCGTGAAATATTGAAAGAAGCCCCGCGCGCCGGATTTCCGTTGCGGGACGGGGGCTTGGGCGGGAACTTCCTTCAAATGAAGGATGGGGGCCGTTGAAGGAAGCATGGTCCCGGTCCTCACCGCAGCGCCCGGAAGCGCATGGCCTTCCGACCCCCGGTCTCCTGCTCGACCGTCACGATGTCGCCGCTCTCGACCAGCGTGAGCAGGATGTCGTCGCGATCGCGCGCCCGGAGCCATTGCGAGGCGCGGGTCAGCTCGGACTTGGTGACGCCGGCCGAGCCTGCCTTGCGGATAATCTCGCGCAGGCGTTTCAGATGCGCCTCGGTCTCGGTGTCGGCGACATGGCGCTCGACGGCATCGATGGTGCGCCAGGCGAAGTGGCGCACGAAGTCGATGGCCCAGATGGCCTCCTCGAGCCGGATGACGGGGTGGACCGCATCCCTTCCCATGGCCAAGACGAGTGCGACCTTGGCTGCGTTCTCAGCGATCCTGGCGAGGATCGGCGTCTGGAACGTGCCGGCCGCAGCCCTGAGCTCGGCGGTGATCTCCTCGCCCAGCGCGTCGAAGCGCGCCTGCGCGTCGTCGTCCATCGGCACCGTCATCGGATCGACGGCCGTCTCGGGCCCGGAGGTCCGGCCGGCCAGGTTGCCGCTCGACCCGCCGCCCTCGGCGAGGCGCTGCAGCCCCTCGATCAGCGGTCGCGGCGACGTGCGCAACCCGGCGCGGCGGTTCTCATCCGGGTAGTCCTCTTCGCTCGGCAGGATGATGAAACGGGCGAGTGAGCCATCGACGACATTGGCGCCTTGCAGCGCCCCCCAGAAATGCAGCGGCGTGGTCGTGCCGTAGACGCAAAGGCAGGGCTGGACGATGTCGCGGCGTTCGTTCGATCCGTCCCGGTTGGCGTATTCCGCGCCGAGGAAGACCCCGCACGCGGCGGTGTAGAGCTCGGTCATGTTGTCGAGGATTTCGGTGACATGGCGCGGGCTGCGCTTCCGGTCGGCCGCCGCGGCGAGGAACATCCCGAACTCGTCGATCTGGAACAGGATGGCCGGCTGACGGTGGAGCGCGGTCAGGAGGCCCGCGCCTGAGGCGATCTTGTTTCCGCCGAGGTGGTGCGCGAGTCCGGCCTCGAAGAACAGCTCGTTGACGACCTCGCGGGCGTGGTTCTTGCCCGACCCGCTGTCCGCGATGCCGACGATGTAGAGGTTCGTGCGCAGGTCGGTCGCCGTGCGGTAGCGCCGCCCCATCAGCGCGCCGAGGGCGCACAGGCTGGCGCCCACCGCGAGAAGCGGCTGCGGTCTGCGCGCCGTGTCGATCATGTAGCGCGCGAGATCGCCCACGAGTCCGCCCGGGATCGTCAGCGTGAAGGACGGCGCGGGCGGGAGGATCGGCATCGGGGCTTCGGGCTGGGCGAGCCGCGCGAGAAGACCGGCGGCGGGATGCTCGTCGCCCGCGCTGATCTTCTGACTGCCGTCGAGCAGCAGGTCGGGGTCGGGGCGCCAGCCCTTCTCCATGGCGAGGTGATAGATCGTGCCGGCGCCGATCCGCGCGGGCTTGAAGCTCGTCCATGCCTTCGCCGTCGCGGCCGGGTCGTTCTTGGCCGCCTGCGCCGACCACTCGGCGAAGAGCGTCACGCCCTCCTCGCCCAGCGCGCCCTTCAGCGCCATGCCGATGCGCATCCAGCTGTCGTAGTCGAGCTCGGCGTTCGGCAACCAGGCGAGCGCGCTCCGGATCGCTTCCAGCGTGCCGGCCTGTGCGTGGGCCGGCAGACACGGATGCCCGGCCCCGTTCGCCCTCTTCGCGCCGAGGCTCTTCGGCCGCAGCTCGGGCGGGATCAGCGCCAGCGTCTCGTCGAGGAAGACCGCAGCCTGTACGGCGTCGATTTCGGGCAGGCTCTCGATGTCGAGATCCGCGAGCCCCTCATCCGGCCAGGCGTAGGGCCGGCCGGTGCCGGGATGCTCGGCGTAGGCCACGAACTGCTGCCCGAGGCAGAGCATCTCGAGCGGCGCGCGCCGGATCCCGGCGAAGGGTTCGGCCGTGCGGTAGACCAACAGTCGCTTCGGCGGCTTGCCAATCCTGAGCGCCGGCGTGTCGCCCAGCCGTTCGCGGGCCAAGCGTTCTATGCGCAGCGCCAGTTCGCCGTCCTCGGCGATGTCGATGTCGAGCGCGGCGACCGCGCCACCCACGATACCCACGCCGCAGTCGGGCCAGGTCGACCAGGTCGCGACCTCGATTTCGGTCGTGGCGCGGCTCGCATGCCGGTTCCACTGCGGGTAGTCGTGCCAGGCCGCGCGGGCGAACTGGCCGGGTTTCTTGGTGCCGGGCGCGATCGGCAGGATCGCGTAGCCGTTGGTCACGAGACGCGCGCCGACGCGCGCCATCCACGAGGTATCCGCCATCAGAAGGGCACCTCCGGGATTAGGCGATCGAGCCGCGCGCGATCCTTGGCCGCGAGCTCACGCAGGTGATCGCAGTAGCCGGTGACCACCACCTCGACGAAGGTGTCCCACTCCTCCTCGGTGAGCTGAGCGAGATCGGTCCGGCCGAGGCTGTCGAGATAGGCGCCGCCGGCCTTGCCGCCCTCGACCATGGCCGCCGTCTCGTTGGGGGTCGGATCGATCATGCCCGACCTCCGGTGGCAGATGTCCTGGCAAACCCGGCTGCAGAGGTCTCTGCGGCTCGTGTCGCGCCGCGGGTCGGAGACGCGGAAGCGCGCGTCGAACCAGCCCCAGCCGCGGGGTTCTCGATGGCAGACGGCGCAGAGCCCGGCACGGCGGTAAGGCATGGGGCGAACCTGTAGGCGGTGATTTCGGTGAAGCGGCCCGCGGGGCGGACGGCGATCTCGGTGGGCCGGCGCAGTTGGTCCGCCAGGATGAGCGCCTCATCGACGGACTCGGGCACGTCCAGCTCGGGCGCCCGCTCGCGCCACCAGCTCGCGGCCTTCCGGCGCGGATAGCCCTCGTGCTCGAAGCAGACCCATTCCGTGTGGAAGGCCAGACCGCAGCGGTAGGTGACCTTCAGCGAGACCCGCCCGCCGCGCTTCTCGTGACGGCCGTAGGTCACGTCGGTGACGCTGACCCATTGCGGCTTGCCGGTGGACAGCACCTCCAGCGTCGAGGCGGTCGGCTCGAGCTTCACCTCGCGGCCGGGGAACTCGAAGCCGCAGCCGGGACATTCCAGCGCCGCGATGGCCACGATGGTCCCGCATTCGGGGCAGATCTTCGTGGGCGGCGGCCCGTCGCCCGGACCGCCCGGACGCTTCGGCCGCACGAGATCGATGGGGCCATGCCGGCGGACGTTCCCCGCGAAATCGAGAACGAGGCAGTTCTCCTTGCCCTCGGCGAGCCGCGTGCCCCGTCCTGCCATCTGCACGTAGAGCCCGGCCGACTTGGTAGGCCGTAGCATGGCGATCAGATCCACCGCCGGCGCGTTGAAACCCGTCGTCAGCACGCCCATCGAGGCCAGAGCCCTGATCTCGCCGCGCTTGAAGGATGCGATGATCGCGTCACGCTCGTCCTTCGGCGTCTTGCCGAAGATCGTCGCGCAGCTGACCCCGCGGCGACGGAACTCCTCGGCGACATGGGTGGCGTGGCGGACGCCCGAGCAGAACGCGAGCCAGGACCGGCGCGTCTCGCCATGGGCGATCACCTCGGCCACGGCCGCGCGCGTGATGGCGTCCTGGTCGACCGCGTCCTCGAGATCGCGCGCGATGAACTCGCCGCCGCGCGATCCCACGCCGGTCACGTCGAGGCGGGTCTGCGTCTGCTTGGAGATGAGCGGGGAGAGATAGCCCTGATCGATCAGGTCGCGGACGGACACCTCGTAGGCGATGTCGGTGAAGAGCGCGTTCTCGCCCTCGTGCAGCATGCCGCTGTCAAGCCGGAAGGGCGTCGCCGTCAGACCGATCACCTTCAGCGCGGGATTGATCGCCTGCAGGTCATTGAGGAAGCGGCGATACATGGTGTTCGACCGCCCGGGGATCAGATGGGCCTCGTCGATCAGCACCAGATCGGCATGGCCGATGCGTGTCGCCTTGTCGTGGATGGACTGGATGCCGGCGAAGAGGATCCGGGCCCGCGCATCGCGGCGACCGAGCCCGGCCGAGTAGATGCCCGCCGGCGCCTCGGGCCAGAGCCCCAGCATCTCGGCATGGTTCTGCGCGATCAGTTCGCGGACATGGGTGACGACCAGCACGCGCTGGTCGGGCCAGGCCTTGAGCACGCCGTCGATGAAGGCGGCCATGACGAGGCTCTTGCCGCCGGCCGTGGGGATCACGACGAGCGGATTGCCGCTCTCCTTCTCGAAATAGCCGTAGATCGAGGCGATCGCGGCCTGCTGGTAGGGGCGCAGGGTCAGCATGCGGCGGCCTCCTCTTCGCGGGCGTCGTTGGTCCAGGCCGAGCCGTCGCGCATGCGGTAGGCGACGAAGTCCTCGCCTGCGTCGGTCACCTCGCCGGGCACGAGATCGGGGATGAACAGGTGTCGGCCGCAGGCGCGACGCTGGTCGGCCGGGTCGAGCAACCGGTCGTGGCGCGCGCAGTGCCAGCCGCCTTCGATGGGCGTGGAATGCAGGCAGGACCGACAGGTGACAGCCGCGGCGTCCTCGCCGTGGCAGAGCCCGTGGTGGTCGCAGAACCGGCACTCGAACCAGGCGGGATCCGCGCTGATCCGCTCGGGCGGGTGCTGGGCGAAGATGATCCGCCGCGCCTTTTCCAGCAGACGCTCGCCCATCGCGGGGTCGGCCGGGACGCGCTCGATGTGCAGCGCGTCGCTGTCCTTGCAGACCGCGACGTAGAGCGCCCGCGTGATGCCGGTCAGGTGCATGTAGACCTGCATCTGCGCGGCGTGCTGGGGCTTGGCGAGCGCGACGCCCTTGGCGACCAGCTCGGCGAAGCTCTTCGCCGAGTGGGTCTTGAACTCGACGACGTGCCAGGTCTTCGGCGCCTCGAGCAGGCCGAGGGCGACGGCGTCGAGCGAGCCGCCGAAATGACCGCCATGGGCCTCGACCCGGAACTGGCGTCCGGTCTCGGGATCGACCTCCAGCACCGTGGCGCCGGTCGCGCGCAGGTCGCGGGCGAGCCGGGCCTCCTCCAGCTGGCCGGTCTCGAACAGGCGCAGGATGCGGCCCGTGTGCCGCGCGGGCGTCGCCCAGCGGAAGTCGTACCAGAGCGCGCGGGCGCAGGACTTGCCGATCAGCGAGGCGCCAAGGTGGTCGCGGAAGCCGTCGCCCTGCCGCACCTCGAAGGAGGCGTAGATCGCGGAGAGGGTCGGCGTCGGGGGTTCGGGAAGCTCGGCCATCAGCACGCCTCCTCCCGCTCGAGCCGCGCCCGCGCCTCCGCCAGCACAGCGGTCCAGGCGGCGCTGTCATGCCGTTCGCGCAGAACAGCGATGATCATGTCCTTCAGGCGCTCGCGCCGGCGGCGGCCGCCCTGACGGGCGACGATCTCGGCGCGCTCGCGGTTGAGGTGACGCAGCGCCGTGCGCGCGCGGTGAAACCAGTCGGGGTCGATAGGCTTGGCCGTCCGCTGCCGCGCCAGATCGGCGGTCGCGATCTGCGTGCGGATCTTCGCGATGGCGTCCTCGATCTCGATCAGGCGACGGGTGTCGTCGGGCAAGCCGGGGGCGTTCGCGGCCGCGCAGGCCGCGTCGGTGGTGTTGGTCATGGTCTGTCTCTCGGGTCTGGCGATGTCCGGGCCGCGAGCCAAGTCTCAGCCCGCGGCGGCCGAGGGCGTCAGCTCTTGCGGTTCCAGGGTGCGGTGGCCGGGCGGGCGGGCGCCGACTGCGCCGACTGCGCGGGCGCGCTGGTCGGCTGCGTGGCGGCGGGCTTCGGCGGGCTCGCCTGCGCCGGGGCCTCCGGCACCAGGTAGCGGATCGTGTTACGCTCGCCGTAGCCGTCCTTCGGGGGCTTCACGCCGACCTGGATCGTCAGCGGGATCAGGTGCAGCTCCTCGCTGTCGTTCACCTGCAGCTTGCCAGTGGCGTGGCAGATCGCCGACAGCGTGCGCTGCGCGATCTCCACGGTGGTCGGGTTGGCGTTCACCAGGTTCAGCTGGTCGAAGACCTTGCGGCCCTGCTGCGGCCCCTCGAGGATGTCGAGCATCAGCCAGAGATACTTGCCCATCCCGTTCTTCGTGACGCGCATCTCGCTCTCGACGATCTGGGCGCGATACTTGCCCGCGGGCAGGATCTCGTAGGCGGTGGTGGGCTCGATGCCGGCGGCGTCAAAGGCGGTGTCGAAACGTGCCATCGTGTTGTCCTTTCAGTCGTAATCAAGCGGATTGGGGCATGGCGGCCAGGAACTCGGACCACTCGAGGGGGAGGGTTTCCGGCAGGCCGTAGCGGTTCTTGGCGAGGAAGGCGGGGCGCTCCTCGGTGTGCATGACGCGCGCACCGGACCCGAGCGCCCGGGTCACCTTCTTGTTGAAGCCGACGTCGGACTTGCTGACCGAGATCCGGTAGTTGGCGAAGAGCACCACGTCCGAGTGCTCCTGCAGCAGCGCGGACGCGCGGGCCTGCAACTTGATCACGTACCGGTCGTAGGGTTCGTGCTCGGGGCTGTCGAAGCGCTTGATGTCGGTGTGGGCGATCTGGATAACCGCCATGCCCTTCCGGTCGCGGAGCGCGTTCAGCCTGTCGATGTACTCGCGCCAGATGGTCAGCGCCTCGGCGTAGCCCTTGCCGAAGCCGGGGCTTTCGATCGACTGCCAGCCGTTGCGCCGGCAGGCCTCGGCCCAGATCAGCGGCTCCAGCCAGTCCACGCTGTCGACGACCACCGTCGAATAGGGGTGGTCCTCGTCGAGCAGCGCGTCGAGCGCCTCGGCGACCTCGGCGTAGGTCGTCGCCAGCGGGAAGTGCGGCACCTGCAGCTTGCCGAGGCCGTCCTCGGTGAGGACGAACACGGGCGCGTCGGCGGACGCGGCGAAGGTGGACTTGCCGATACCGGCGACGCCGTGGATCAGCACGCGCGGCGAGCGCAGCACCGTCGAGGTGCGCAGGGATGCGAGCGAGATGGCCATCAGCGCACCTCCTCGCCGAGCAGAAGCCGGAACTTGGGCTTGCCGGTGCGGACCGTGCGCGCGGGCTCGAACTCCTGGCGGATGTCCGTGGGCCAGGCGGTGTACTTGCGCTCGGGGACGCTGAACGCGGTGTCGACGTACTCGGCGGGGTCGGCGCCATCGGCCCGGATCCGCTCGACCAGACCGGCGAGCATCGCCTGATCCCAATCGACGCGCTTGGGGAGCTCGGCGACCACCGTGACCGGGCCGTCCTGGAGCCGGACGGTGCCGGTGTCCTTGCCCTCCGCGCGGCGGGCGTCCTGCGCCTGATCGCCGTACTTCAGCGCGATGGCGCCATCGAGCCAGTCGCTGAGGCTCTTGGCAGCGCGCAGCCGCTCGTCGGCGTCCTGCTTCAGGAGGGCCAGCTGGTCGCCCGGCAGAGCGGCGATCTCGCCGACCGGCATGGTGGGAATGTCGTCGAGGGAGATGCGGTTGGGGATCGTCATGGCCGCCCCCCTCACGCCAGCTTCACGGCGGGCTTGTCGGCCGTGCTCGAGCAATGCCGGTTGGCCTCGTAGGCCTCGACATCCTCGAGCCGGTAAACGACCCGCCCCCCGATCTTGATGAAGGCGGGGCCCTCACCGGTCCAACGCCAGCGCTCGAGCGTGCGCGGGCTGATCTTCCATCGAGCCGCCAGCTCGACCTGGTTGAGATGCGTGACTGACATCGTCGTCTCCTTCGCGATTGGCCGAATGCCTGCGAACGAGACTGGGGTGTGCGAGGGGAGGAGATCGGGAGGGCGGAGGGAGGGGAGACGGGAGGAATGCAGATCGGGGCCTCCGAAAACGAAAAAGGCCGCCCCGAAGGACGGCCTGATCGTCGTGATTTTGGTGGCGTCACACCTCGAGCCATGCGCTGGCACCGTTCTCCCGGATGACCTCCTGCCACGTGGGGTGGCCGTCGAAGAGATTCTTCAGTCGCTTCACCGAAGGCCCGCACTCGGCTTCCTCCAAGATGCGCGCGACGGGCAGCACCGGATCCCCGTCAAGCCTGGCCTCGGCGAGCATGGCGACCGCGATCTTCTGCTTGCCGCCCGTAAACTCGTGCCATTTGCCATGCACGATCAGCACGCCGCCGTCGCCGGAAACCCAGACAGGGCCTTTATGCGACGGACCCTTCAGCAGGCGTGCGCTCAGGACTTCAGGGGCGACGGCAAGACCATCTTCATGATCGACCACGTCCGCCAGCGCGACGAACTCGTGGCACCGGACGAAGCGGAAGCGATGCCGATCCGGAGGGTCGAGAACGAGGACCACCCGAAGCCCATCGGCCGGGCGGCGGTCAACGAGCTGGCGGAACTCCTCGAACACGGCCGGCGTCGTCAGACCGCGAGCGACCCAGATCCCGACACGGGCCCTTCGCTTCGGCATCCGCGCCGTCCCGAAATCCAGCACCGCGCCTTCGAGATACGGCACCGGGTCCTTGCCCAGTGAGCAATCGAGCCGGGCGACCACCCGCCGAGCTGCCGCCGCCATGTCCAGCGCATAGACTTGGCGGCGGGCGCTCGCCCGTTCGTCGTGCCAGACTGCGTTGCCGAGATGACCATGATGGCCGGTGATCGGGTGGGCGATGACGGACGTCGGGGTGTCGTCCAGATCGTCATCGGCAACGACGGACATCAAGCTGCCTCGCTGCACGATCAGTCCGGCGTCCATCAGCGCCTTGCCGGCGCCGCGCATGTGCGCCAGCGCCATGGCCGAAACCCGCGCGTTGCGGGTTCCGGCGATGGACGAGAGCAGTCGGCGGGCGGCGATATCAATCCTCGAAGAGCTGCAGGTCATCGACCAGGATCCCCCAGCGCCGCAGGTACTTCTCGCCGATCATCTGCTCGGTGGCTGTCCGATCCTTAAGGTCGCATCCATGCGGCCACGTGATCGTCAGGGTCAGCGTGCGCCGCCTGTCGCCTCCCGGGCGGCGGGCGAGCTTCACGGCGATCTTGGCCCGCGTGACCACATACCCCTCGCTCAGGGGCGTGCGATCCCCGAACCTCTCCTCCGCCTTCGTCCAGATCGTCTCGTCGGCGCGCGCGGGCTTCTCCAGCGTCACCCTGAAATCGCTGTCGTCGATCGGCATCAGACGCAGCTCGCGCACTTCGACGCCCTCGATCCCGTCCTCCGGGTCGACCGGAAAGTCATACGGTTTCAGCAGGACCGAGAGATCATAGCACCGCAGCGGCAGGCGGTTCTCCTTGAACTCGATGCCGAGGAGATGTGGGACCGTCGCCTTCACGATCTCGCCGCGCGTCTCCTTGTCGTTGGCGATCACCTCGATGCCACCGGTGGCGGGCTCGTAGGTCACCGCGGCCTCGAACACGGGACGATAGGCCTGCCGCACGAGAGATCCCCTGTCGTCAAAACGCAGCAGGTCGTCGGGCCGTCCCTCGCGGTAGATCGTCACCTGCACGAGGTCGCATTCGTCGCCCTCATGGGTCGTCCTCACCCGGTCGAAGATGTCGACATGGGCATGGGCGGCGCCCGAGAACTCCTTGATCGCGGAGACGAAGGCAAGGCGGGCCGACGCGTCGCGCTGCATGACACAACCAGCGTCGGTCATGTAGCCGGCCCACATCCGACCGCGCCGGCGGTCCTCCGTGAAGCGGACTTCCTCGGCATGACGAAAGCGGTCCTGCGCGTTCAGGAACATCCAGAGCGACCGCGCGTGCGGGTTCGCGAGCCCGTCGAGGAGGGCGGGATCCTCGGCCACACTGTAGATCGCTGCCTGCCCCGGCTCGTCGGACAGGGCATGGACGCGCTCGGCGTCGTTCGAGATCCGGTCTCGCTGGACGCGGGACATCTTCTCGATGGCGCCGAGAAGCGGCCCGGAGAGGTCGGCGTCCGATGCGGGCCAGTCGAACTCGGTGGGCAGGCCGATCTCCGGCTGGTCGAAGTATTCGCGCAGCGCCTCGCCGGGCGTCTTGCGAAGGAAGGCGGACAGTGCAGTCAAAGCGATCTCCTTTCTGGCGATTCCATGTATCGGCTGATCTGCTAATCCGCGTATATCGCGCCGGAGGGGAGTCAATCGAAAAATACGCACTTCCGCGGATTCGCGATCAGCGGCCGAATAGCGAGGGCTGTCCGCGTGCCGAAGTGATCAGGTTCAGCTTCAGCAGCCTGATGCGCGCGGCCTCTTCGGAAACCGCGAAACGCTCCATGACCATCTGGATCAGCCGCGCGGCATGCTCCGTCGAAACATGGATATCGCCATGCAGCTCCCGCGGGCTGCAGTAGTCGGAAACGAGGCGACGGACCGGCGTGGCCGGCATCAGCAGCGCGCCGCTGATATAGCCAGCCTGCCATTCCATCCAGTCGGACTGCGGGGCGTCCAGGATATTGTCGCGCTTGGAGATCGCCTTATTCGCATTCACGCCGCGCTCGAGCAGGTCGCCGTTGGCGAACTTCTGCGCCCAGAGAGGCCCGTGGAACTTCATGTGCCCGAACTCATGGGTGAGCGTGGTGCGGAAGCGATTCTCGCGCCGTTCGTCGGCCGCGATCCGTTCGGAGATGGACACCTTGGGCCCGCGGTCGGGGAAGAACTCAGTCACCCCTTCGACATCTGCGCCGTAGGCGGACAGGTCGGCGTACGGGTCGAGGTCCGCGTGGTGCATCTCGATGAGAACGGTCAGATCGTCGGTCGCCACGGGATAGTCGACCTTTCCGTGGCGCTTCATCAAAAGATCACGGATCAGCCTCTCGCATTCATCGTCGAGATCCCGCTCGCGGTAGAAGGGTCGCTCGGCAAAGCGGCCCGTGTTGTCACGGATCATCTTCACCATGCAAACCTCCTTACTCTTTCAACGTCTTCCTGAAATTGGCGAAGGCCTTGACGACCTTGTCCGGGGTTGACGCATCCGGTCGCAGATCATCCGGCAGCCGGCCTGCGAGTGCGTACAAGTAGTCCTCCGGAATGTTCAGGATGCCGGAGAACTGGCGGATCAGGTGCCCCGAGCTGGGGCTGCGTCGGTCGTGCTCGATGTCGCTGAGGTACTGCGGGGATATCGACCCACCACCTTCTTCCTTCATCACGCGCGCTGCGAGCTCCTTCTGGCTGAGACCGAGTGCCTTGCGGGCCTTCGAAATCGCCAAGCCGAAGGTCACACCGTCGGCGGACATGGCCGGTTCATCGCTGCTTCTCCCTGTCAATCCGCTTGTTCGCGGATTTTTCCGTTGATACGCTAGTTTGCGTAGGGCTTCAACGGCAGAGAGGGCGTGCTCGCATGCTGCATCAAACAGCACTGGTCCGGGATCGACAACGACGGCGCGTCTCAT